ATCACCGCCACCACCACCGATGAAACCTTACAGGACGAACTACAGGGACTTGACACCACCATCGACTGGAAGAATACAGGTGACAACTCCTACGATGGGGAGAAGCTCAAACTCCTCGTTCATGATGAATCGGGGAAGTGGGAAAAGCCCAACAACATCCTCAACAACTGGCGTGTCACCAAGACGACATTAAGATTAGGTAGTAAAATTATTGGTAAGTGTATGATGGGTTCAACATCTAATGCTTTAGATAAAGGTGGTAGAAACTTTAAAAAATTATATGATGAATCAGATGTTACCAAAAGAAACCGCAACGGACAGACTAGTTCGGGATTATATTCTTTGTTCATACCTATGGAATGGAACTACGAAGGCTACATTGATTCTTATGGCTTACCTGTCTTCGACACTCCCGACCAAGAAGTACTTGGACCACAAGGAGAGTTTATCGACCTTGGCGTTATTGAGTATTGGGAAAACGAAGTTGACGGATTAAAAGATAATCAAGATGCTTTAAACGAGTTTTATAGACAATTTCCTAGAACTACAAAACACGCGTTTAGAGATGAATCAAAGTCTTCATTATTTAACTTAACAAAAATATATCAACAGATAGATTTTAATGAAGATGAAGATAATAAAAAACTAATTACTCAAGGTAATTTTTTATGGGAAAATGGTATAAAAGATAGCAGAGTTATATTTGCGCCTAGTAATCAAGGAAGATTTTTTATAACTTGGATTCCAGATAAAAACTTACAAAATAGATATATAGAAAAAAACGGTATAAAATATCCTGGTAATGATCATATAGGCGCGTTTGGTTGTGATCCTTATGATATATCAGGAACTGTAGATAAAAGAGGTTCTAATGGATCGTTGCATGGATTGACTAAGTTTAGTATGGAAAATGCACCAGCTGATCATTTTTTTTTAGAATATATAGCAAGACCACAAACTGCTGAAGTATTTTTTGAAGATGTATTAATGGCGTGCGTATTTTATGGTATGCCAATACTTGTAGAAAACAATAAACCTAGACTTTTATATCATTTTAAAAGAAGAGGTTATAGAGGTTTTGCAATGAATAGACCTGATAAAATTTGGAATAAATTATCAGTAACAGAAAAAGAAATAGGTGGTATACCTAATTCAAGTGAAGATATTAAACAAGCTCACGCTGCAGCTATAGAGTCTTATATTGAAACAGCTGTAGGATTTAATGGTGATAGTTATGGTACTATATACTTTCAACGAACACTAGAGGACTGGGCAGCTTTTGATATAAACAATAGAACAACACATGATGCCTCTATTAGTTCAGGTTTAGCTTTGATGGCGTGTAATAAAAATAGATACGCGCCAGTTAGTAGAAGAAAACGTGAACCAGTAGATTTAGGAATTAAAAAATATGATAATCGAGGTTCGTTATCAAAAATAATTAAGTAAATGAATATATACGCAAATCCAAACAGTGCTTTTCCTAGCCAAACAGTCTCTGATGCTGAAAAATCTTCAGAAGAATATGGAAGACAAGTTGCACAGGCTATAGAAGGTGAATGGTGGCAACAAGGCGGTAATGGTACTAGATTTGCTACATCTTATAATAGATACCATACATTAAGGTTGTATGCAAGAGGTGAACAGTCGGTACAAAAGTATAAAGATGAATTAGCTATTAATGGTGATTTATCTTATCTTAATTTAGACTGGAAACCAGTACCTGTATTATCTAAATTTGTAGATATAGTTAGTAACGGTATGAATAACAAGCTTTATGAAATAAAAGCTTTTGCTCAAGATCCTACTGCTTTAAAGAAAAAAACTGACTATGCAACAGCTATAATGCAAGACATGGCTGCTAAACCTTATTTACAAAACTTACAAAAAGAATTTGGTATAAATGAATTTCAAACAGATCCTGAAAAACTACCTGACACTCCAGAAGAACTAGATATTCACATGCAGTTGTCTTACAAAGATTCTATTGAAATAGCGGAAGAAGAAGTAATAAACAACACGTTAAAGCGAAATAGATTTGATAATATAAAGAAAAGATTTAACTATGATTTAGTTACATTAGGTATTGGAGCTGTTAAAACTTCTTTTAACCCATCTAATGGCGTTAATTTGAAATATGTAGATCCAGCTAATTTAATATATTCTTATACAGAAGATCCTCATTTTGAAGATATATATTATGTAGGTGAAGTAAAGCAATTAACTGTTCCTGAAATAGCAAAACAATTTCCGTACTTAAGCGAAGAACAATTAAAAAAAATAGAGCAGACAAAAGGTTATAACAAAGACAGAGTAAGTATGTATGGTTATAATTCTTATGATCCTAATACTGTGTCTGTTTTATTTTTTGAATATAAAACCTATAATACTCAAGTTTTTAAAATAAAACAAACTGATAATGGTTTAGAAAAAGCATTAGAAAAACCTGATACTTTTAATCCAGAACCTAATGATAATTTTCAAAGAGTTTCTAGGAAAATTGAAGTATTATACGAAGGTGTAAAAGTTTTAGGTAATAACGAGTTAATTAAATGGGATTTATCTGAAAACATGACAAGACCATTTGCTGATAATACTAAAGTTGAAATGAGTTATGCTATGTGTGCTCCACGTATGTATAAAGGTAAAGTAGAGTCTATTGTTAGTAAGTGTACAGGTTTTGCTGATATGATACAAATAACACATTTAAAACTACAACAAGTAATTGCTCGTACCGTTCCAGATGGTGTATTCTTAGATATGGACGGTCTAGCTGAAGTTGATTTAGGTAATGGTACAAATTATAATCCAGCAGAAGCATTAAACATGTATTTCCAAACTGGTAGTATTGTAGGTAGATCAATGACGCAAGAAGGTGATATGAATCCAGGTAAAGTTCCTATTCAAGAATTACAAACATCTAGTGGTCAAGGTAAAATAGCTAGTTTAATTCAAACCTATCAATATTATTTACAATTAATTAGAGATTGTACAGGTTTAAATGAAGCTAGAGATGGTAGTATGCCAGAAAAAGATACTTTAGTAGGTTTACAAAAAATGGCTGTTAATGCGTCTAATACAGCTACTAGACATGTAATGCAGGCTAGTTTATGGCTTACGCTAAGAAGTTGTGAAAATATATCATTAAAAATTGCAGATTCTTTAAAAAATCCATTAATATTAAATTCATTAAAAAGTTCTATATCTACTTACAACGTAGGTACATTAGCTGAGATACAAAATTTACCATTACATGATTTTGGTATATACTTAGAGCTTGAACCTGAAGAAGAAGAAAAACAAAGGTTAGAACAAAATATTCAAATGGCTATACAGCAAGGTGGTATAGATTTAGAAGATGCTATTGATATTAGAAGAATAAAAAATATTAAACTAGCTAATGATGTATTAAAGCAAAAACGTAAAGAAAAACAAAAACGTGTAGATCAGCAGCAACAAGCTATGGCTGCATCAGCAGAGCAAGCTAAAGCAGCTTCTGCTCAAGCTATTGCTGAAGCTGAACTTCAAAAACAACAAGCTCTTACGGCTTCAAATGTTCAGTATGAACAAGCTAAAAATCAAATGGCTTTACAACGTATAGAGCAAGAGTCTGTTATAAGACAAAGAGAAATGCAGTTGCAGCATGAGTTTGATTTAGAGTTAAAACGTATGGAAGTTAACTCTATAAGAACAAAAGAGCAATATATAGAAGATCGTAAAGATAAAAGAACAAAAATGGAAGGCACTCAACAAAGTAAAATGATTGAGCAAAGACAATTAAATCTTATGCCTACAGATTTTGAAAAAGAAAGTCCGGATCAAATGCCTCCGGCAGTATAACTAATTTTATAATATTTTATTATGTCAGAAAAAGAAACAAAAAAGCCTGAGGTGACTCAAGAAGTCAAATCAGAAGGCGGTGATATGAAGATTAAATCAAAGCCTAAAAAATTTACTGCAAAAAGTGAACCTGTAAAGGTTGATTTAAGAAAAGATCCTAATGTAAAAGTAGAGGAGCCAGTAAAAGTAGAAATTAAAAAAGAAGACAATGCCATTCAAATCGGAGAAACAAAGGAGGTACCTGTGGGCGACAAACCCGAAGCTAGCAAGAAAGTGGACGGAGAAGTACGGGTCAGCAATACAGATGAAGTACAAAAGTCCGAATCGCCTATTGTCGAACTTAATAAAGAAGAACAAGAACAAGTAAAAAAAGTAGAACAGAAAGTAGCTGAAGCTAAAAGAGATGAACAAGTATTAGGTAGACAATTACCTGAAAACATTGAAAAACTTGTATCTTTTATGGAAGAAACAGGTGGCACTGTTCAAGACTATGTAAGGTTAAATCATGATTATTCTAATGTTGATGATGAAGCTTTACTTAGAGAATACTATAAAAATACTAAGCCACATCTTACTCATGATGAAATTTCATTTGTAATGGAAGATCAATTTAAGTATGATGCGGACGTTGATGAAGAGCGAGACATCAGAAAAAAGAAACTCGCTAAAAAAGAAGCGGTTGCAGAAGCACGTGGTCATTTAGAAGACTTGAAGAAAAGGTATTATGACGAGATCAAATTAAGACCTGGAGTAACTCAAGAACAACAAAAGGCTATGGACTTTTTTAATCGCTACAACAAAGAACAAGAAATAGCAACGCAACAACACGAAAAGTTTATTAACAACACTAAGGATTATTTCGCTGATGATTTCAAAGGTTTTGATTTCCAAGTTGGTGAAAAAAGATTTAGATATGGTGTTAAAAATCCTAATGATGTTGCAGAGAATCAATCAAATTTAAACAACTTCGTCGAGAGGTTCTTAGACAATGAAGGTAATGTTAAAGATACGAAAGGTTATCATAAGGCTATATATGCTGCACAGAATATAGATAAAATAGTAAATCATTTTTACGAACAAGGAAAATCTGATGGAATTAAAACTGTAGTAGACGGCTCAAAGAATATTTCTAATGAAGCTCGTCAAACTCAAGGTGATATTTTTGTTGGTGGATTTAAAGTTCGTGCTATAGACGGTGTAGATAGTTCAAAATTGAGAATTAAAAAAAGTAAATTTAACAATTAAAACTATTTAAAATGGGTGTATTAAGTCCTCAGTTCGGAAGTTTAATACCTACTCCTAAATTGGAAACGTTAGCAACAAACTATTTAAATTTTGCTGACAACAGTGGGAACGACTTCGCGCAACAATATCTACCTGAAATTTATGAAGCCGAGGTAGAGCGTTATGGAAACAGAACGATTGGAGGCTTCTTAAGAATGGTGGGAGCAGAAATGCCAATGATGTCTGACCAAGTTGTTTGGTCTGAACAAAACAGATTACATATCTCTTATGACAATGTATCTGTTGGAACTACTGGTGGTGGTACTGCAAACACTTTAACTATTCAAGGAATTAACACAGGAAATCTGCAAAATGTTATTTTCCCTAATCAAACTATTGTAATTATGGATCCTGCTGATCCTTCATTTACTTGTAAAGCAATGGTATTAACTTCTGGTGCAACTGCTGTACCTGCAACTGGAGTTCTTACTGTACAAGCTTATACAAGAACAAATGTTGGTGGCGCTGTAGCTAGAACTGGATTAAAGATATTTGTCTACGGTTCTGAATTTGCTAAAGGTGTTACTGGACCAGCTGCTAATCAGTCTATTGAGCCACAATTATCAGTATTTACTAACAAACCAATTATTATTAGAGATAGATACGCGGTATCTGGTTCTGATACAGCTCAAATTGGCTGGGTTGAAGTAGCTACTGAAGATGGTAATTCTGGTTATCTATGGTATTTAAAAGCTGAAGGTGAAACTAGATTAAGATTCGAAGATTACTTAGAGATGTCAATGATTGAAGGTGAATTAGCTTCTACAAACGCTATTGCTACTGCTATTGGAGCACAAGCGGGTGTTGCTGGTGCACAAGCTGGTCAAATTGGTACTGAAGGTTTATTTGCTGCTATCAACAATGGTGGTAATGTACTTTCTGGTTACGCTGGATCACTTCAAGATTTCGACTCTGTACTAAGATTATTAGACAGTCAAGGAGCAATTGAAGAAAATATGTTATTCTTAGACAGAAAAACTGAACTATTATTTGATAATATGTTAGCACAGCAAAATTCTTACGGAGCTGGTGGTACATCTTACGGTGTATTTGAAAACTCTGAAGATATGGCGCTTAACTTAGGTTTCTCTGGATTTAGAAGAGGTTCATATGACTTCTACAAAACTTCTTGGAAATACTTAAACGACGCTTCATTAAGAGGTGGATCTTCAAACTTTGTTAATGGTGATAACATCGATGGTGTATTAGTACCTGCTGGAACTTCTACAGTATACGATCAATTACTAGGAACAAACATTAGAAGACCTTTCTTACACGTAAGATATAGAGCTTCTCAAGCTGATGATAGAAGAATGAAGTCATGGTTAACAGGTTCTGTTGGCGGTGCTAGTACTTCTACTCTTGATGCTATGGAAGTTAACTTCTTATCAGAAAGATGTCTATGTACTCAAGCAAGAAATAATTTTGTATTATTTGTAGCTTAATTTTTATAAGGTAAGGGCGCTTCGGCGCCCATATACCTTTAACTTATTTAATTATATTATATTATGTCAAAAGAAAAAAAGATAAACTCAGCCGAAGTAGGTTGGGAGATAAAAGATAGAAGATATGTTATTAGAGGTGATAGAAACCCTTTAACATTTACAATAAAGTCAAGACATACAGAGAAATATCCTCTGTTATATTTTGATCCAGATAACAATACACAAAGAGCGTTAAGATATGCTACTAATCAGTCATCACCTTTTGTTGATGAGCAAAAAGGAGAAGTAACATTAAGACACATTGTTTTTGAAGATGGAGCTCTTTTTGTACCAAAAGAAGAACAGGCTTTACAAAAATTACTTTCATTATATCACCCTGATAGAAATAAAAGATTTCAAGAGTTAATGCCTGTAAAAGAAGCCGAAGACGAAGTAGAAGTTATTAATTATCAAATCGATGCTATGATGTTAGCAAGAGATATGGATATTGATAAAGCAGAAGCTATTATGAGAACTGAAATAGGTTCACAAGTAAATGAATTAAGTTCTAAAGAACTAAGAAGAGATTTACTTAAATTTGCTAAAGATCAACCACATTTATTCTTAGAATTAGTAAAAGATGATAACGTAGAACTTAGAAACTTTGGTGTTAAAGCTGCTGAAGCTGGTATTATAAAATTATCACAAGATCAGAGAAGCTTTACAATAGGTAAAAATGATAGAAAACTATTTAGTGTACCTTTTGATGAAAACCCATATTCAGCATTAGCTGCTTGGTTTAAAACAGATGAAGGAGTAGAGTTATATAAATCTATTGCTAAAAAGTTAAAATAAATAATTAAGGCGGGTTCGCCCGCCTTTTTATAAAAATATTATAATGGCAATAAACGTAAATACTGTATATAAAACAGTCTTATTAATACTTAACCAACAACAAAGAGGATATATGACACCTGATGAATTTAATAAAGTTGCAACACAGGTGCAGTTAAATATATTTGAAAGTTATTTTGAAGACTTAAATCAACAGTATCGA